GGTGGTGCCTCCACTGGTGGGCCCCGGCGTGCGCCGGGGTGACGACAAACCCATTCAACACTCGGAGAAACTCTCATGCAACTGAACGGCAAAACCACCGAACTGCTCGCCCTGGCGGGCGTCATCGACCCGGACGCCTATGCGGCCGGCACCTACACCACCGCCTGGGTTCCTGCGAAGGAATTCACCATGCTGGCCGCCCTGGTCAGCGTGGGCGACATGGTGGCCACAAGCACCGTGAATGCCAAGCTCGAGCAGGCCACCTCGGCGGCCGGCGCAGGCGCGAAAGACGTGACGGGCAAGGCCATCACTGCGCTTACCCAGGCGGGCACCGACGACAACAAGCAGGCGTGGATCAACGTGCGGCCCGAAGAACTAGACGTCGACAACGCGTTCGCGTTCGTGCGCCTGTCGGTCACGGTGGCGGTGGCAGCCAGCGATGCCGGCGGATTCCTGTTCGGCTACGCGCCGAGCCGGGGCCCGGCCACAGGCGTCGACCTGACGTCGGTGGACGAAGTCGTCGGCTGATCGATGTCACCCCGACGAAAGTCGGGGCCCACTCGTGGCGCCCCCACCGGTGGGCCCCGGCCCCCGCCGGGGTGACGTAACTGGAACCGCTCATGCACTACATCAAATTCACCGCCGACGCGAGCACCAGCGAAGACCCGCCGCAGCACTTCTCCGCGGGCCGCGTGTACGCGCTGCGCGAAGACTCTTGCGCGCGCTGGGTGAACCGTCGCGTGGCGGTGCTGGCCACGCAGGCCGAATTCGACGCGCAGCAGGCGGGCGCGGCCGAGGTGGCGCCCCAGGTGGCGCCCCAGGTGCAGCCCGAGGTGGCGGCCGAAGTGGCGCCCACGGTGGCACCCGTTGCGCAGCCTGAACCGCCCGCGAAGGCGCCCACCAAACCCCGCGCCAAGCCGGCGCCGAAATGAGCCACAGCATGCGCAGCGGGCCCATCACCGTTGTCACGCCGCCCAGCGTGGGCGACCCTGTCATCACGCTGACAGAGGCGAAGCTCAATCTGCGCGTGTCGCACAGCGCAGAAGACGCGCTGATCACGCGGCTGATCGCAGGCGCCACGATTGCCGCGCAGCACCGCACCGGGCGGCAGCTGGTCACGGCCACGCTGGCGATGAAGCTCGACTGCTTTCCGGGCGACGGCCTCATCGTCATCGAGCGCGTGCCGCTGCAGTCGGTCACCAGCATCACCTATGTCGACGACGCCGGCGCCACGCAAACGCTGGCCGGCAGCAGCTACGTGGTCGACACCGCCAGCGAGCCGGCGCGCGTGTGCCTGGCCGAAGGGGCGGTGTGGCCCATCACCGACGCGCGGCCGAATGCCGTGACGGTGACGTTCGTGGCCGGCTACGGCGCCGCGGCTGCGGTGCCTGATGGCATCAAAGACTGGATGCACCTGCACATCGGTGCGCTGTACCGCCACCGCGAAATGTTCGCGCAGGGGTTGACCGTGGCCGAGCTGCCGGGGCGCTTCACCGACGGCATGCTCGACGCGTTCCAGGTGCGGCTGGCGTGACCAGGATCTGACGCGCACCATGAACGCCGGTCAGCTCGATCAGATCATCACTTTCGACTCGGCCAGCGTGGTGCAGGCCGCGAACGGTGAGGAAACCATCACCTGGGTGCCGGGCGTCACGGTGTGGGCGTCGGTCGAGCCGCTCACGGGCCGCGAAAAGCTCACCGCCGAGCAGGTGCTGGCCGAGCTCGATACGCGGGTGCGCGTGCGCTGGTCGGCCGACATTGCGGCCGTCACGCCGAAGCACCGCATCCGGCACGGCAGCGCGATCTACAACATCGTGAGCATCGTCAACCAGCGCAGCCTGGGCGATGCCACCGAAATCATGTGCCGCAGCGGCACCAACACGGGCTGAACGGCATGGCGCAAACCATCAAGGTGACGGGCTTGCGCGAGCTGCAGGCGCGGCTTGACCTGCTGAAAACCGAAGTGCAGCTCAAGCTGGCCGCACGCGCCACGGCGGCAGCGGCGGCGGTGGTGAAAAAGAGCGCGAAGCAACGGGCGCCGGTGGCGGATGAGCCCTATGAATTCGAAGGCGTGCTGGTGCAGCCCGGCAACATAGCCCGCAACATCATCAGCAAGCGGCTGCGCAACACCAGCCACACGGCCGAGCACATCGTGGCGGTGCGCGGCAAGAAAAAGTATGGCTACGCATCGCGCGTGGGTGCGTTGCAAGAGTTCGGCACCGTGAAGCAGTCGCCGCAGCCATTCCTGCGCCCTGCCTTCGAGGCCAACCTCGGCAAGGCCATCGACGCGATGAAAAAGAACCTCGCCGCGGGCATTGCCAAAGCAGCCAAGGGCGGCAAGTCGTGAGCCTGAAATCATGAGCCTGAAATCATGAGCATGGAAAGCGACCTGTTCGATGCGCTGAAAACGCTGGTGTCCAACCGCGTCTACCCGCTCACCTTCTGGCAACCCTCGGGCGCGCTGCCCACCTGGCCGGCCATCCGCTACACCTTGAGCGGCGCCGAGCCGGGCGCCACGGTGTGCGGCGACACCGGCGAGGCCACCGCCGATGTGCGTGTGCAGCTCGACCTGGTGGCCACCACCTACACGGCGCTGCGCACCTTGCGCGCTGCGGTGCTGGCGGCCATGGTGCCGTTCGCCACGCCGGCGCTGTGGGACGGCGAAGACGAAGAGTATGACGAGGAAACCAAGACGTTCCGCGCGCGGCTCGATTACGTGATCTACCCCTCTTCACTGACCTAGCAACCCCTCACTCCACCTCGGCCCGCGGTTCGCACTGCGGGCCATTTTTTTGACCTGAAAGGATTTTCACCATGGCAGTCGGCAAGCGCTACAAATTCCAGGGCTCCACCTTCGCGGTGGAAACGGGTGCAGGCTCGCCCGACACCATCACCGCTATCACGGCGGCCAACCCGCCGGTGGTGACGGCCACGGCGCACGGCATCGGCGAAGCCGACGTGGTGACCATCGCCGGCGTGGTTGGCATGGTCGAGCTCAACGGCAACAAGTACGTGGTCGACGACCCGACCGCGAACACGTTTGAGCTGGCCGGCACCGATGCGTCGGCGTATGCCGCCTACGTGAGCGGCGGCACCGCCACGGTGGCCACGTTCAGCCAGTTCTGCGAGCTCACCGGCGCGAACCAGCAGGACGGCCAGGCCGACGAAATCGAGGTCACCAGCATCTGCTCGACCGCCAAAGAGTTCGAAATCGGGCTGAGCGATTCGGGCTCGCTGCAGCTTGATTTCAACTGGGCCGGCAACGAAGTGGTGCAGGCCGCACTGCGCGCCGCCAAGATCAGCGGCGCCATCACGGCGTTTCGCATCACCTTCCCCGGCACCGGCGGCAAAGTGGTAATGCTGGGCTACGTGCAGGCCACCAGCTTCCAGGGCTCGGTGAACGGGGTGTGGACGGCGTCGGCCACCATCAAGTTGACGGGCGAAATTTTCGTCACAGCAGCGTGAGCAAACCCGTCACCCCGGCGAACGCCGGGGCCCACCCGAACGTGGGCGCTGGCGCGAGCCGCCAGGACCTGCAAGCCCTCATCGCCGCGGCCAGCGGGCCGGCCCCGCAGGCGGTGGACGTGCCCGGCCTGGGCCGGGTCTACGTGCGCGTGATGACGGCTTACGACTCAGACATCGCGCGCAAGGCGCTCGAGGCGGCGCGCGCCGACGACGGCTGCGAAATCGGCCGCTTGTTGGCGACAGTGCTGTGCGACGCGGGCGGCGCGCCGCTGTACGACATCGCCAACGCGGCGGACGTGATGATGCTGTCGCGCCTGCCGGGTGCCGTGAACGAAGCGGTGTTCAAAGCGCACCGCGCCGCGAATGGCGTGGTGACCAGCGACGCCGAGGCCGAAGCGCTGGGAAAAGCCTAACGCCGCGACGGCGCACCCTGCTTGAGCTGGCCGAGGCGTTTGCGCTGCCGGCCGACGAGTTGTCGCGGCGCCTCACCGAGCGCGAGCTGAGCGAATGGGGCCTGCGCGGCAAACCGCTGTGGCCGCGCCGGCTTGAGCTGCTGCTGGCGCAGCTCACGGCCGTGGTGGCGCAGGTGGCGGGCAACAAGGTGAGCCTGGTGGACTTTGACTTGTTCGCGCCGCCCCCCGTCGAGGGGCCGGCGTTGAGCGCCGAAAGCGGCGCGCACGCGCTGGGGTCGATCGCCGGTGGTGTGGGCGTGCGGGTGCTGGGCAAGAAACGCAAAAAGGGGGCGGTGGATGGCAACAAGCCTGGGTAGCCTGGTCGTATCGCTCGGCCTGGACGCAGCGGAATACACGCGCGGGCTGGACAAGGCGCAGCGTGATGCGCAGAAGGCGCGCGACGAAATGGCGCGCGTGTTTTCGCAGGCGGGCGCGCTGATCGGTGCCGGGGCTGCTGCGGGTGCCATCGGCCTGGTGGCGCTGACGAAAAGCAGCATCGACGCGGCCGACCACCTGCTCGACCTGTCCAAGGCCACGGGCATCACCGTTGAAACGCTCGGCGGCATCGGCTTTGCAGCCAGCCAGGCCGGCAGTGACCTGGACGGCACCGCCAGTGCGCTGGGCAAACTCAACCTGAGCATCGCCAAGGCGGCGGCTGGCGACAAGGAGGCGGCGGCTGCGTTCCAGTTGCTGGGCGTGTCGATCAAAGATGCTGGCGGCAACGCGCGCAGCGCCGACGCGGTGTTCGCCGACGTGGCCGCCAAGTTCGGCACCTACGCCGACGGGCCCGAGGTGGCGGCGCTGGCCAATGCGCTGTTCGGCAAGAGCTATCAGAGCATTCTGCCGCTGCTGCGCGACGGCGGGCAGGCGCTGCAGGCCAACGTTGCCTATTACCAGCAGTTCGGCGGTGTGACCACCGAAACCGCGCGCCAGGCCGATGAGTTCAACGACACGCTGGGCAAGATCGGGTTTCAGGCGGGCCGGCTCGGGCGCACCTTGGCGGCTGAGTTGCTGCCTGGCCTGCAGGTGGTGGCCGACGAGCTGCTGCGGTTCCAGGAAGCTGACGACGGGTTCAAGAGCCTGGCGGCGGGCGTGCGCGTCGCGTTCGAAACCGTGGCGGTGTTGGGCGCGAATGTGATCTTCGTGGTTCAGCAACTCGGCCAGACATTCGCCGCCTATGCGGCGGTGGTGAGCCGGCTGGTGAAGCTCGATTTTTCGGGCGCAAAAACCATCGGCGAGGCCTACCGCGAACAGGCTGTGGACGCGCGGCTTGAGCTTGACAAGCTCGAGCGGCGCATTCTGCAACTCGATAAGCTGAGCCCGCGCGATCTGCTGCGCCGGCAGGAGGCGGGCGTCAGTGGTGGCGCTGGCAAGCAAGCCGCGCCCAGCTTGGGCGGCAGCACCATCAAAGCCCAGCAAGAGCAAACCAGCGAGGCGCAGCGCTACCTGGATGCGCTGACCAAGCAGGTCGACGAAACCTACAAACTCACGCAGGCCGAAAAGGCGCTGATCGAAACCGCCGGCGGGCTGAAAGGCCTGACGCCTGCGCTGCAAGAGCAGATCCTGGCGCGGGCCGAGCAGATCGACGCATCGAAGCGGCTGGAAAGCCAGCTCAAGGCCGAGGCCGAACAGGTGAAGGCGTTCGCGGCCGAACAGAAGGCGCTGGCCGCCGAGGGCGCGCGCGTGTTCGAAGCCACGCGCACGCCGGTGGAGGTGCTGGGGGCCGAGATTGACCGGCTCAACAAGCTGCTGCAGCAAGGTGCCATCGATTGGGACACCTACGGCCGCGCCCAGTTCGCCGCGCAAGACAAGTTCGATGAGTCGATTGCGAAGACGAAAAAGGGCTTCGAAGAGATGGACAGCTTCCAGAAGAAGCTGGCCGAAGGCGTGCAGCAAACGCTGGGCGATGGCCTGGCCAATGCGCTGGAGGGCAACTTCAAGGGCATCGAGCAATCGTTCATCAGCATGATCAACCGCCTGATCGCGCAGGCCATCGCCGCCGACCTGGCGCGCAGCCTGTTCGGTGGTGACGCGAAGGGCGGCGCCGGGGCCGGGCTGGTGGGCCAGGCGGCCGACTTTTTCAAGGGCCTGTTCGCGGGCGGCTTTGCGTCGGGTGGGTTCATTCCGCCGGGGCAGTGGGGCATGACGGGCGAGCGTGGGCCCGAGCCGGTGTTCGGTGGGCGCACGGGGGTGACGGTGCGCCCGGCCAGCACGGGGGGCAACCGGCCGATGATCGTGCACCAGAATTTCCAGGTGCAGGGCTCGGTTGATTCGCGCACCGGCCTGCAGGCGGCCACGGAAGCAGCGCGCGGGCTGCAACGCGCGCGGCGGGGAATGTAGGCGATGAGCTTTTACGAGTCACCGCGTTTCCCGGAAAAGATCAGCCTGGGCGCCACCGGCGGGGCAGGCTTTTCCACCGAAGTGGTGGTGGTGGACAGCGGGCGCGAAAAGCGCAACGCACGGCGCAGCACCATGCTGCACGAGTGGAACGTGAGCCACGCGGTGCGGCGCCAGCAAGAGCTTGACCTGCTGCGCGCGCACTTCCTGGCCATGAACGGGCAGCAACACGGTTTCCGGTTCAAGGACTGGAGCGACTACAGCTGCGCTATCACCGATGGCGTGGTGAGCGGCATCACGTCGACCACGTTTCAGCTCGTGAAGCGCTACAGCATCGGCGCGGTGTCGAAAGACCGCACCATCAAGAAACCGATCGCCGCAGGCTTTGTGCTGAAAAACTCGGGCGTCGACCTGGTGCTGACGACCGACTACACGCTCAACACGGTGACGGGCATCGTGACCACGGTGACGCCCAAGACGGCGGCGAACCTCACGTGGTCGGGTGAATTCGACGTGCCGATGCGCTACGCAACCGACCGCTTCGACGCGCAGATTGTGGAGCGCAAGGGCAACGGCGCGCTGCTGTATTCGCTTGACAGCGTGCCGCTGATCGAAGACCCGCTCGTATGAAGCTGCGGACATGAGCAAAACCATTCCCGCCGGCCTGCTGGCGCACTATGCGCTGCCATGGCAGACGCTGGCGCAGTGCATCACGATCACGCGGCTCGACGCCGTGGTGCTGCGCTACACCAGCCTCGACGTGCCGCTGGTGGTGGCCGGCAACACCTACCAAGCCGCAGGCCTGAACGTGAGCGGCCTGGCCACCACCGCCGGGCTGGCGGTGAGCAACGCCGAGCTGCAGATATTGCCTGACGATGCGCTGGGCATCGTGCGCAGTGAGCTGATCACCGGCAAGTGGGACCATGCGTCGTTCGTGCTGTTCGAAGCCGACTGGGCCACGCCCGCAAACGGCATCAACACGCTGATGGCGGGCACGCTGGGCGAGGTGCGGCCGGCGCGCGGCATCTACACGGTGGAGTTGCGCAGCCTGGCGCAAGTGCTGCAAAACCAGGTCGGTGCGAGCACCAGCAAGACCTGCCGTTACCGGCTGGGCAGCACGGCGCTGCCGGCGGGGCTGTGCAACGTGGCGCTGGGGCCGTTCACGGTGACGGGCACGATCACC